CGTTATTTATTCTATATTGAACTAGATATTCATTCACACCAACTACAGGTATCCATGTTAGCACTACCTTTACAGTTGCTCTATTTAACGATTCGAATATGACTTCACTTGCTTGTAAGCCCACTGGTGACTGCGGCGTAAATGAAATCGCTGACGTATTAGATTTTGATAATGGCGTGCCAAACTCAACATTTGCGTATTTACCTGAATTGTGCATTAATGCTGTAACAGTATAAGAAACGGCATCGACTTCGCTTACTGATAATACGCGCCATGTAGTTGCTTCTATGTCCGTGTTTTGCAACATCCAAATGCCATTAACATTTGGCGCAACGCTTAAATTGCTAGCTAACGTTATTACGTCTCCAGATATAGATGCTATAAATTTAGTCTCTATGCTACCGCTCGGCATTACGACCGATAAAGTCGCATCATTGGCGATTGTTAGATCTGTATCGTCATCATCATCTACAGTAACAGTTGAAACTGTTGCAGATTTAATCCTGCCTGCTCGTCTATAAATTGCTTTTAACGGATCAGCAATTTTAATTATTTGCCCAGGTCTTACAATTACACCTTCGGCGACACTTGTGGTAAAAGAAACTACGTCTGTTTCATTTGTTTCGGTGAAGATAAGCCATTTACCCATACGGGCTGCTTGGCCGCGACTGGTGCAAGCAAAAGCTTGGATCTGAGCAGGTTCCCATCCGTATTTATTGATCCCAGCGGTATCTTCTACTACTTCATAATTTATGCTTTGAGTCGCAAGATCTAAATAACTTACAATAGCAGCGGTATGCCTATTAACTAAACTACTGCCGGCATAACTGAAGCCTTCTTCTGTTACATTAGCTAATGTAAATAAGTAACTTGCATCTGCTGGCGCATCTTGACTTATTACAAGCGAACCGGTAGACCAATACGGCATTACACGCATTACGCTACAAAGATCACTAATTAATTGATAAGCGCTATCTTGGTTTTGGATTAACGCATTACAGCTAAATCTTGGTTCCTGACCGCCAAACCCATCATCAACTAATGCTGATGCGTATTTTGAAGCTGTATAAAATGAATATGAATCTAACTGGCTGGCAGTTATATGAGCTCCAAGGCCGTATCTAGTATTTGTAAGCAAATCATATAATATCCATGCTGGGTCAGATGTCCATACCTTTGTTGCTGCAAACGTACCATTGAATACATAAGGGCTAGGATAAATTATGCGCCCATTGGTTTGATCAACGGTTACACCAGTAGGAACTTTTACTTTTACTCCACGGATTTTATATGATCGCGATGGTAATGAACTAAAGTTTTCCGCATCGAATCTAATTGTTGCCAAAGCACTGTTTGGGTATCTTAATTTTTGATAGGTTATCTTTTGTAAAAAAGCAAAATAAAATTCATTTATAATAGTTGACAGATTAGTGCTATCTGCGGTGGTTCTACTGATTTTAATATTAATTGGAAATCCTAGACTTGCATTAAAATTAATCCGGTAGTCCCTTTGATATGGATCTGCTGTTCTGCCTGTGATAGTATCAGAAATAAGTTCAACATAATTCGCGCTTGGGTATTGAATTTCAATTTTAAAGCCAAAACTAGAACCTAAAATATCGCCTTGGGTTGTAAATTCTTCAAGCCTTGGCACTGAAATCGTAACAATTACACCATCAGCAGGTGCTGTAATTGTTTGGACTCTAGGAGTAAGAAACGCAACTTTTTGATTTACTTGTACTGGTGTTGATATTTCGCCATAGCCAGGGAAATAGGCTTGCGATTGCGTGCCATAGCGGAAATCTACTTTTACATTTTTGAAGTTATAGTCTGTTTCTTGTATCGATGCGATATTAGCGTTTGAGTTTAATACTGAAACGTTGTTAAGGTAAATATCTTTTAATGCTGCATTGTTATAGTCAACGGTGCCTTTGGTTAATCCTGCTGCTGATGGGAAGCCTTCAATTTCACCTTCGCTAAGCAGATCAATAAATGTGGCGTATTGAGTGCTGGATAATGTGTCGGCTGTCCTAACTGGCACCCTTGGAGTAGATGCTTCTGTTTGTTGTATTTGCTGGATATAGTTAAGATATACAGCTTGATCTTTTGGTTTTAATGTATAAGCAAAAAAAACCTCTTCAGCGGTAATAGGCATTAGATTAACTCCAAAGTGTTAAAGTTAGCAGAAATCACAACTGATCCAACTATTGTCTCTCCATATACTATCGGCACTGCTGATCCTACCCTTGATGTGTTTTGTATCCCGCTAAAAGAATATGACTTCTGAGGGTCTAATTCTGTTTCTTTTGTTGATGTTGCGGCGTAAGAGCTAGATTGCCCAGGCGGTGCTATTTTTGGCACTGGTGTCAGCATTTGCGATACACCACTTAATGCCAAACTTGCGCCTAGCAGTCCAATTTGCGTAACTGTGGCGCCGCTAAGACCTATACCCAGCCCTGGAATAAATATCGCTGCTGCGACAATAGCAATACCAACTAAAATCTTTCCTAGCCCGCCTTTGCCTCCAGCACCTGCGACTAATGGAATAATCCTTATTGTTTGTTCGCCTGCCGGATGATGCAGTTCATCTTTATCAATTGCATATGTACCAACTAATACCCGATAATCGTAACCCATCATATGTTGATCTAACCCAGGAAAATTTGCCAATAGGAATCTAACCGCTTCAGCGGCATTAGATGCAACGGCAGTAAATTCACGTTGTCCAATAAATTTAGCCAATTCCCCATACAGCCGGATCTTACGCATCATGGTTTTAAAGCGTCATGCCTTAGTCTACGCGATGTCGACTGCTGTAACCACCTGCCGTAGCTATCGCAACGACTTAGTTGATTTTTGAAATGATGCAGAATATTGCCATCAGCTAAAAAGATTCCTACATGATTTGGTTTGTCGCAATGAATATTAAACAGCAAAGCATCACCATCTTGCAATAATTCATCATCTCGCAACTCATGGAATCCTGCCAATCGCCAGCATTTATCAAATATAGGGTTATCTTCAAACTCTTCTTCCGGTGGCCTATCCCAATCCGGTAATATTAAACCTTTAGCTGCATAATAATCACGAACCAACGTCCAGCAATCGGATTTAATCCATTGCCAGTTACGTCCAATCAAGGGAAGCATGATCGCCATTCGCCTTTATCTGCGCTTAGTATATACCACGGCAATTTGCTGCGCTTACATGATTTAATATCCATATCACTTGGCTCTGGTGAATTGCTGCCATGGCTGTGGATTACTGCAATAATAACGCCAGTATCTTCTGCTTCTGCCCAGTCCGCTGGATGTATAACAAAACAATCATCAATTTCTGCAATATTACGACATTCCCAATACACTTCAACACCATCATAATTTACAACTAAACCGCATGATTCCTTTGGTGCTATTGCTTTAGCATGATTTAATGCTGAATCACGCCAGTTCACCCTGCGACAACTCCAATGCCTGGGAACGATCCAAATGGTAACTCATTATCTTTACCGAATCTAATTGCACAACTATTTAATCGTTTGCCGCATACATCAAGATTTGTATTTGGCACAATTTGATCATTAACATCGAAGAAATTACTCCCTGCATATGAACATTCAGCAGATTTATATTTCCATTGGCATATAGTAGCAAGGCATTGACGCTTTGGTGCTTTGATGCCAGCAAGATCAAAAGCAGCCGCTAATTCCCATTCAACTAAGTTTAAATTTTCTACTACTTTACGATCTAAGAAATAAATCTCTTGCGGAAATTCAGCAGTAGGGTCTGGCGTGCCATATGGGTTTACGTTACCAGTGAAATTAACCGCATCGATATAACGCGCTAACGTACGAATACGGATAAATTTTGCGCCAATTAAGTCATTACCTGTATTAAAATCATTTACGATTAAAAGTATTGCCGTAACATAACTTAGCGCATTTGATACCTGTAGCTTTGGCCTTGGCAATTGCCCGCCACCACTAAATTCAAATCCTGTCGCTTCAACAGGGAATCTAGTATATGAGTTTGAGTTCCATACTACATTGCCATTATTGTTGTTATTTGTGCCCGCATGAAATCTATAGATCGTACTAGCGCCATGTAAAGTTGCATCAAGGTGTAATTCATATAGCTCAATAATCGCCCCAGGTGCTAATGATTGCAGCGCTGATACTGGTACGGTCATGGCTCAAATACTTGCCTAAAAGTTGCTTGGATATTAGCGCGACCAGTGTAAGGTATAGTCTTGTTCCATTCAGCGCAAACAAACTTATAAGCGCTTGGTTCACCTGGTCCCGTCCAATCAAAACTAGCGCCATCTGCGGCGCGTGCATCTAAAAATGTTTCAATCGTATCAGCATTTGCTTCTGTAATATTATCCCAAGATAATGACCATTGTTTTGGATTTTGATTTAATCCAAATGTAAACCGGTTTTCGTAACCATCGCCAAAAGCTACTACTCTTAATTTAGGACTGCTGTTTTTTTGTGCGCCATAGCTTGGCGTGATGTTGGGGAAAGTAGCCATTATGCAAGAATACCTCCAGGTCGTTTTTGTTTAATTAGTTCTTTTTGCACTGCTGCTGCCAGCAGTACACCAAGTTGCTTGCTGCTTTGATCATCGCCTTGCACGTTACTACCGGTTGCATCTACATTAACAACTACGTTAGTGCCACCGCCGAATGATCCTGCTGGCGCTATACCGCCACTACGCCCTGGCATGAACAACTCAGGGCCACGCTCGCCTACAAGGTAAGGGCTGCCGCCTGTGACGCTACCTCCTTTAGCACGCTTAAACAATCCGCCAAGCAACCCGCCGCCGGTGCCGGTGCCGCTCATGCTACCAAATAAAGCCATATTTACAGCAACATCTAACAACTTATCAGCGATTTTCTTTAATAGATCAGTTGCTACATCTTGCAGCCTTTTAGTTCCATCAATTGCACCTTGTATTCCTTCAATAACACTAGATTTAATTGACATCCCAATATCGCTATAAAGTGCTTTCAGGTCATCAGCAGCTTTAACGGTTGCTTGCGTTGCATCAGTTATTTGTTTTTGTTTGATAGCTTGCTGATTTAATCCTTCTAACACCTGTGGTTGTTTTGCTATTTGTTGACTTAAAAGATTAAAATCTTCCAGCCGCAATTCATGTTGCTGAAATGTTATATTTTTCTCATCCAATGATGCTAGTACTTTATCTTTTTGATTTTCAAGCGCCGCAGTGCTTTGAGCATTAAGCTGCTCGTTTTGCGCGAATTGCGCTGCTAAAGCTGGGTTAGTGCCGCTAACAATTAAATCTAATGTTTTTTGGTCTACTTTATTTTTTTCTTTTGATGTATTTAAATTTGCTTCTGATTGATTTAAAACCGTTTTAGTGCTTTCTGCTAGTGATTTTGTATTTTCGCTCTGTGCAATTCTAAGGTCTGTAATTTTTTGTTCGGCTGCTTCACGCTTTAATTCATTTGTATCATTATCTAGTTTTGCGGTTGGGGATGAAAATTGCCTAATGTTATTTACAGCATCAACTTGCATTGACTGCGACCCTGGTGGTCCTTGCATCCCGGCCCTAGTCGCAGCATCTAAGGGCCTAGGACGTGTCATTTCTGGGGTGATGATACGACCCACACCAGCAGTGGCGCTGTTAGCTTGTTGATTTGTTGGTTGCGGCAATACTGGATCAGGAGGCGGCGTTCTGCCTGTAGTTATACGCATCATTATTGCTGCTACTTCTTGCGCCCCTTTAATCATTGCAGATTGTATATTTGTGCCAGCTTTTGTTAATATATCGCCTGTTTGCCGCGCATAACCTTTTTGCATCTCGCCAGTTTCACGCTCAATGCCTTTCTTGAAATCCGTTAATGTACGTTCTAACTGTATTCTTTTCATTGTCGAATCAAATTCGATTTGTCTTCTATTTATGGCGGCATCATTTAAGGTTTTTGCACTATCGCGTGCAGTTTCTAATGATTGAATATCAGCAGGACTTTTACCGCTAACTATTGCACGTGAAATATCTTGCGTTTGCTTAATAAATTGATTACTACCTGCAAGCTTTAACTGCGATTGCTGTAAATCAAAATTTGCTTTAATGCGCTGATCTCCTAGATCGCGCTCCATATCGGTAATGCGCTGTAATGTAGCTTGCCTGAAATCAGAAATCTGTCGTTCGTATTGAATGCGAGCATCACTTAACTGTTTTTCTAAGGCTAGTTTCTTTGCTTGATCTTCAAGCAAAGCAGGTGTTTTTAAATTTACATCTTCTTTTGTGGCCTTTGGTTTTTTAAATTCTTTAAGTCTGTTTTCTAATTCAATTGCTTCTTTATTTAATTTTGCTAATTCTGCTTTCATTATTGGCAAGACTGGTGCGCTAGGAATAATTACGTTATTATCAATACCTTTAATCTCTAACCCTTTAGACATGCCAATGCCAGCTTTCTCAGCAGCTTTAATTTCTGTTGTAAGTTTTTTAATTTCGGCTCTAGTATTGAAAAGTTCATTATTAGCTGTTTTTTTGCCATTCCCAACCGCCGCTTTATCACTTTGACTCATAATTTTAGTAGCTACATCTAAGTACGCTTTAAGCTCAGGATCATCTAAGAATTTACTAAGTTTATCTACAATCCCAGTCACTGTATTCAATATTCCTTTAATAGCAGGTTCTAACACTTGCCCTATTTTTTTAGCTAACATTTCTATGTTGTCCATTAATGTGCTAAATTTGCCGTTAAGTGTATCACTTTGTGCAATAGCGCCATTGGCATATTTACCTCCAGCATTAGTTAATCTTATTATCGCAACTTCAACAGCTTCTGCACTTATACGTCCTTTTGCTAACGCTTTTTGTAATTCTTGCCCTGATAACCCATACATCTTTTGCAGTTCTCCCTGCAATCCAATGCCACGTTCTTGAAACTGCAATAGCTCTTCGCCTTGCAATCGGCCTTTAGCTTGTACTTGACCAAATGCAGTAACTAGCCCGCTTAATTCAGCGCCTGTAGCGCCAGAAACATCAGCTAATCGCTTTGTAGTTTCAACAACTTTATCCGCTTCAACGCCAAATGCTTGCAGCCTTTTAGCCGAATCAATTAACTCAGTACTGGTAAAAGGAGTTACAGCACCAAGTTGCTGCAATTCTTGAATAATTTGCTTTGCTTTTGTTGCGCTACCTGTAAGAACTTCTAAACTACGCGTTTGGCTTTCAAGCTCAGCAGTCTTTACAAATACAAATTTAACGGCTTGCATTACACCAAGTGCAATAGCAAGTTTACCAACTGTAGAAAGTAAGCCTGAAACAGATTTGTCGGCTGCTTGTGAGCCTTGTTGCACCGCACGTAGCTGCTGCGTTGCGCCAGTAGCGTTTACCTGAATATCGACAACCGAAACAGCCATGGCAGCGACTCCCTACGTGTACAGTCTACCGGCGGTTTTTTGCTTTTTCCATTTCTTCGCGCTCACGTTTGCCTTTTAGCTCGTAATATGCTGCAAAATGTATAAATTCTGCATCTGTTAATTCCTGCCGCAACTGGCTTATTGTTTTTCCTAGTTCCGTAGCTAAGAAAAATTCAAAATAAAGCCAGTTGTCAGCCTCTAATCTTTTTTTGCTTCTTCAATCGTCCCGGCTTCACCTATACCAAAAAGGAATAATTCTAAATCATTAAGTACACTTTCTGGCAATTCGCGTTGAAGCTTAGCTGCATCTGCCGCAGCAAATGCTTTAGTGCCATCTTCTAGCTCAGCGATATGGCATAGCAATTGAGTGCTAACTTCTAGTGCTTCTTCAGAATTTGCTAAATTAGTTGCACGTTTACGATCTGCTCTTGTGATTGGTTTAAAAAATAAAGATAGCACTTTTGCACCATCGTTATTTTTTACATCAAACCGGCGCCGTTGGTTTAGATCAAAAGCACCGGTGAGAATATCAACGGTGCGTGGTGTGGATGCCATTGTTATCAGATGCTCAGGGTGATAGATCCATTCATGGTGAAGCTAACGGTCACCACTTCAAGCTCCCCTACGGTAGCACTATATTCAGTAGAAGTAATAACAATTGAGCCGACAATTTTCTTACCGCCTGATTCGTCCAGATAAAGCTCTACCGATGCGTTACCTTCATCGGTAGCAGTATTGATATC